GTCCACTGCTCATCAGAAAGCCCCTTCAACTCGGTGACGGGAATTCGTGTCAGGGCATCCGGGCCAAGCCCTGAAATCTGTTCCGGCGTCATCGCAAGGATGTCAGCAGCGGGGTAAAGCGGCTGCTGGCGGTCCTTTTGCTGGCTCACCCACCCCTCAGGGCGCTTTGCCGCTTCGGAAAGGATAGACCGGATTTCCCCCAGGGCATCGCGGTAATCCTGCTCACTCTGAGCGCTGTCCAATCTCCCAATGGCCTGGGTGCCTTTGGTGCCCTCAACCTCGGTGATTTGCCCGGTACCGCGCAGTCCGTCCATTGCCTGCATGAACGCTTGCCCATCAAGCTGCTTGACGCGCCCGCCAACGCGACGCATGGGGGTTCCCGGCATGGCCTGAGTGAAGCTCAGCATCCCTGTTGACCATGCAAGCGCCGGATCGTTCAGAATGCCATCAATCGACTGGATCATCGCCTCTGGGGCCTTGGGGTCGATGGCCGCCGGGGTCTTGTCGCTGCCCTTGGCATTGGTGCGAACCGTCGTCCCGTTCGGGCCAGACACAATCTCAATGCCGCCATCAATCTTCTGGCCCTTGATTTCGCCGGTTTTGGCGTTTTGTTGTGCGAACTGGAAGCCATACCCAGCGGCCTCGTCTGCCGGGAGGGTTTCCCACTCCGGCCCCTGCGGTGTCATCCCGGCGACAGGAACAACGGCAGGCCCGCCCGGCGCGTTCCGGTCAACCATCTGTCCATCAACCGTTACCCAATCCGGCTTCACCGGGGTGTTCGCCGCGTCATAGGCCGCAATCTGCTGTTCGGTCGTGCGGAGCGAATTCACAATGGCCTCGCGCTGTCCGAACTGCCCGACAAGTTCCGGCGCGGCCTGAGACGCGATGTTGTCCCACTTTTCCGGGGTGTCTGCCGAAATGACAAGGCCGATATTCTGGCGCAGGTTTTCAGCCGCAGCGGCGCGCTCGTCCGCCGTCATTTTCGCGAGGTGATCCTTCACCTGGATCTGATGCGCCTCGGCGTCGAACGCCATGCTCTGGCGCGTGGCGTCCATGCCAAGTTGGCTGCTCTGGATCTGCTGTTCCAATGCCTGCTGGCGAAGCGGCGCAAGGGCACTTTCGTTGCGCGCCTGCTGCAACTGCTGGCCCTGCTGGATGCCACTGCCAAGAGCGCTCAGGTAGCTTTCTGCGATGTTCATGCGTTGCCCCAGAGTGCGAGATTGGATGCGGATGGCTTGATCCCGAAGCCGGGGTTGGCGCCAAGAATGCCGGACTGCGCCGCGCCAATGGTGGACCCGAGGCCGCTCAATCCGCTTTGGATCGCGGCGTTCTGGCCCGTGTAACCACTCGCCCGCGCCTGCCCCTGTGCCATGTAAGCGTTGCCAACGCCGCTGGCCGTGTTCATGTTGACGTTGGTCGTCGCGGAGCCGTAATTCGACCCGGCGTTGCCCGATGCAGACGCATAGTTCTGCCCTGCGGCGTCCTGTGCATTCCCGGCAATCTGGCCAGAGCCAGAGATGGACGCGAGTTTGTTGAACTCGTTGTTCATGCGGTCCATGTAGCGATTGTAGAAGGTGCCGTATTCCTGCGAGGCAAGGCCGCTGTTGTAATTTCCCATGCCCTTGAGCAACGAACCGGAGACGCGCAGGCCGGAAGCCGACGCCTGCCGGTTCATCGCGTTCTCGCCCTCGGATTTGCGGAATTGGTAACCCGGATCTGCGGTGAATTGTTCCAGCGTCGGGGCGGCCACCCATGTCCTTTCGGACATTTTGGAAAGCGCGGCCTGACCAAGCTTTCGCGTCGGCTCATTGCGGGCAGTCGTCTCGTTGTAAACCTGCTTGTTGAAGGCAAGGTTTTTGTCGTAGATTTCCTTGTTCAGCGCGTTGGTCTCTTGACCAAGCTGCAACGTCGAATCCGCCGCCTGTCCTGCGGCCTTCGCCTGCGATTTCGCTGCCTTGCTGGCGGAGCGCGATCCCAGCAGGGACGATCCGACAGACGCGGCGCCTAGGGCTACCACTGGATTAGGCATTGAATTCACCCCACAGGCTATCGACGGTCTCGCCGTACGAACGATAGATTTCCGGCCCGACCTTGGCTGCCCACTCATCCCCGCCGACAATCATCGCGATGAGGTGCAGAACCGAATAGTAAGCGGCGCGGAGCATATACGCTTTTTCCACATCATGCCGCGAACCGCGTTCCAGCACATTCGCCGATCGCCATTGCAGGTAAGCCATCAGCAGTGCGGGGCGCAGGATCTGCGCGTATTCCGAGAAAAACGGATCATATTCCTTGCCGAATGCCCACCATGCAATCATGGCGTTGTGATCGGCGCAGGCGCCCTCGTCTTCAAGGTCGTCCCATTGCTGGATGGCGTCCCAGAGCGTCAACGCGAACGTCACCGCCGCCTCATTGCCCTTGAACCAAGCGTGCATCGTCATGGGATTCGGCCCGAGATGGTGACCGTCAGCGATGTTGCCGCACTTGCCTGCATGTGCAATTCGTCTGCGACGCCAAGCGCCTGGTTGACCAGAAGGGAAAGGCTGATCTGCGCATTGGCGCCGACCGAAACCGCGTTGTAGATCATGTTGTCCGCCGCCGCAGTTCCACCGCCCGGAACGATCCAGACGTTTAGGGTCAGCGCCCCGGCGGTCGTGTTGCAGACAGATACCGCATCAAGCGATGTCAGCACTGTTGCCGTATAGATCGCCGCCGCCGTTGCCGATGGTTGCCCTTGGTAGAGGATTGCTTTGGACATTAAATCGGCTCCATGTCGTCAATTTCTTGGGGGATGGCCCACACCGGCGCGAACTGTTCCGCCTGCAATGCCGTCACGCCAACCTGCAATGCCGTCACATCGGCTTGTAACTGCGTGATGTCAGTCTGCGCCTGCGTAATGTCGGTCTGCATTGACGCGATGTTGTTGGTGTTGTTGAGCACATCCCCAGTGAGGATCACATCTGCGCTTTGCAGAACGACAATCTGGCTTTCAGTGACGCCAACGCGTGCGTCCAGTGTGTCTATTTCCGTCTGGGATGCTGTCCCGCGCGCTACCTCGGTCGCAAGCTCAAGCCAGCGAAAGAACGGCTCGTTCATCGTGACCTGATCGCCCCTGGAGGATGAGCCAATCGGAGTTCCGCGCCGCAGCGGGGGGATATTAGCCAAGGCGACCACCATAGATGTCTCGGGCTATCGGGTCTGTCGTCCAAACCCGAAGCTGCACGAAATTCAGATACGTTCCGAGGTTGTGCCACTTCGGGACGATGCGATAATTCCCCATGCTGCCAAGGCTGCGGGTGTCATCCGTGGTCCAAAGCTTGCCGTCAGGGCTCACATCCAGCGAAATGGTCCCCTCCCGGCCCAGATCCCCCTTGCCGGTGTCAACCTGCAACTCGACATAGCGGAGGTCGTTGACCATTTCCGTCATGGGCATTCCCCACAACTCGGCCCTGATCACGCTGCCGTCATCCTCGAACCCGCCTTGGGTGCAAAGCTTGCCAGTGGACGTCCCGAAATATTGCACCGATCCGGCGGACGCCATGCAGGTTGCAATCCATGGGGCATGGTCGGCCCCAGTGGAGAATTCGCACCACAGGCCAGTTGGGATTTTATAGGCCCAGGTCGTTCCTCCCGCGAGGCGCACCGCGTAGAATTTTGCCCCGCGATCCTCGAAGGCGAACCCGCCCAGAATGGTGCTTTTCGCGAACAATTCGGACAGCGGGTCGGTCGAGATGATTTCAGGCCCTCCGCCGAACGTGCGGTATGCTTTCTTGTCGTCGCCAATCCAATAGACGGCGTTGTCGGACTTGGCGACGGTCTGCGCATTGTGGCACCCACGCTCGATGAATGCCGATGTGTTGCGCGAGAATGGGAATGTCCCGCCGGAGTTGTAAAACGTCTCCGTCGTCTTGGTCCCGAACAGCTTCAATTCCGAGTGGTCGCGGATGATGGCTACCAGCGGATCGGGGTCGCCCTCCGCCGATGCGAAGTCCAGCGCCGCGAAGGTGTAGGGGTCATCCGGCCCGGAAACTGCCATCAGGTCACGACGCGCGCCGTCGTCGCCGATCACGATGTAATATCCGTCCATGTAGGCTACACCAATCGGGTTGGTGATCTGCCCTGTGGTGCGGATAGAGACTGCCCCGTCGTAGACGTAATATTTCCCGCCCGACGTGATGGCCACTTTTGAGAACCCCGCCGCCATGACCAGATTGTTTGAATCCTGCACTGCGCCTTCATCCGTCAGCACGCCAGAAGACCTAAGACGCCAGAGCCGCCCCGCCGCAGCGGCGATGATGTCGCCGTCAAGCTCCACCGCAGCCCGGACAATGCCGCCCAGATTGGCTACGGATACCAACCCATCGCGGACGAGGTGCGCCCCCTGCGTCGGTCCCTGTGTCGAGACGTAGTGCAGGTTTAGGTTTCGCGTCTGGCCGCTGTAGTCCTGCGGCGATGACTGGATGGACCACGGCCCCAACGTCATCGGTGCGACCCGATGAAGACGGATCCGTAATTCTGCCCGGCGATAGCGTCATTCAGCGCCATTGCCGCGCGCTGTTGCAGGCCGGGAATTTGCTTCTGGTAGTCGAACGCCAGCCGCTCGGCGAGGTTCAGAACAATGGCATCCCACCATTCGGACGGCGCGTCGATTGTGTCGCTAATCGAAGCAATGTCTTCCAACTCGCGTTCGCAGGTGATCTCGAACGTCTCGGTCGTGACAGCGGCCAGCGTCGGCCAGACATAGAGCACGGCGGCCTCGCGCTGGCGGTCGTAGTAATAGGTTGTGGGGATGCCCGTTGTCGATTTCTGCGGCAGCAGGTCGTATTCCTCGCCGCTCATCTCCTGCATCGTCAGGTCGACCCCGCCACGGCGGAAGCGCATGGATCGGACACGCAAGGGGCGCGGCGGAAGGAGCGTCTGTGCGGGGCCTGTGACGGGCACCAGCGACAGACGTGTTACCGCCCAGTCCAGTCCCTCGGACGCCTGCAGCGCCTTCATCATCCGGTTGAGCGTGATCCTGGCACTGTCCGCCATGTTGGCCGGAGGTGTCGCGTTGACGCTCACGAGGTTGACGGTGCGCATGGCCTCGGTCACCACGTCCAGAACGGTCTTTGTCGCGGTGACAGTCATAGGTCGTCCTCGGTGGTGGTGTTGCCGTCAATTACGGGAGGCTCTGGCGCGACCCATGGCGGGGCCTGCCGGTCTGGCTTGCCGCGCAGGAAGTCCTGCGGATGGCGGTAGTCCCAACAATCGTTCGTCCCGGCCCCCTTGCAGACGCGCAGGCCCGTCCATTCCAGAGCGATCTGGTTGGATTTGAACTTGCGGCCACAACGCTGGCAAATCGCGTTCCATCGGCCCAGAACGAACGTTGTCATCAGGCCGCCGTTACAGCCCGGAAAGAAACGACCAGCGTGCCGTTGAGCGCCTGCGCCGTCGCGTGCTTGTTGATCACGGTGATGACCAGCGTACCGGCGCCGGGCGTCACGGTGCCGATCATCGGCGTCCCTTGGGTGTTGGTCCCATTGGCGACAGACGCCGTGACCACATCCGCCGCAGCAATGGAGGTGTTGGTGATCGTCAGTGTGTAGATCACGTTTTGCGCGGTCGTCAGCGCCTCAGTCGTGACTTTACCGACCTTGGCCGCGAGGGTAGCAGCGCCAGCCGTTGCCGTCGCCGCACCGATCGGGGCTTTAAGCCCGCCCTGCGCGTTGAAGGTTCCGGTGACGATCATATCATTTTTGAAGGTTGTCGTTGCCATTTGATGACTCCTGTCGTGGCAAATGTCGGCTCTGGGCCGTCAGGGGGTATCAAAACTATCAAAACCCCGTTTTAGGTTTTGATATGGGGTAATACCAACTCCGAATTTTGATTTTCAGAGTTGGTATTACTGTCAATTTTGGGGCGGAAGTGACCCCTACTCGTCAAGCTCCCTCCGACCCGATGACGCAGCGCCAGTCATGCCAGAAAGGCACATAGCGTTCGGTCGCCTTCATGCGGGCGTTCGACGTGTCGAAGTCGTTGTCCTGCTCGAAGGCATAGGCGCGGCGCTGCTGGGAAATCAGGCCGTCCTCGATGTCGGTGATGATGAACCACGCATCAGCGTCGCTCAGGTACGGCCAGATGACAGTGCCGCCCGGGAACACGCCTTCCGACTTCATCGCATTGATGTCGTTGTTCGCCGTTCCCGACTGGTTGGTTGACGACAGGATGCGCGCCGCATTCCAGCGGTTTGCCGAAGCCGCCACCAGTTTCTTTTCGCGGACCATGATCCGCAGGCCGCGCGAATCCCGCGTGTCTGCAAGTTGGGTCATCGCGTCTTCAAACGCAGCTTCTGACGCATCCGCCGCGACGGTCAACTTGTTGGACTGAGTGCCGTTGACGGTCGGGTGAGCAGTCGAAATCAGGCAAACACCGTCGCCGCCGACATAGCTGGAACTGAAAGCGCGGTTGAGGATGTTCGCGTGCACAACCTCTTTCGTCTGGCGCATGGATCGGGCCAGATTCTTGGCCAGCCGTGCGGCAACCGAACCATACTGGTTGTCCTCGATCGCCACCTGAGTGACGATGGCCCCGAGGCCATAGACCACGTTGGTCGCGCGGGTGACATAGCCTTGCCCGGTACCGTCATAGGTCACGCCAGCGCCCTCAGCGATGATCGCGCCAAGGCCGGTGCTGGTGCGCTCGAGATATTCCTCGAACGCCTTGTCGGACTTGGCCTTTTCAAACACCTGCGCCCAGATCGGAACACCTTCGTTGTAGGTGTCGCCGCCGATTTTCTTGATCCCCGGCCAAAGTTCTTTGGGATGCGTGCCGCTGGAAATAATCGAAGTCATTTTCTCATGCCCCCCTTAGAAGCCGATGACGTTGTTTGCTTCGGTGTGTTGGTTGATCTTGACCTCGACGCGGGTCCACGCGGACGCGGCCTCGTTGGTCTCGGAGTTGTAGACGCGCTGAATGGTCAGTTGGTTGGACGCATCAGCGGCGGGGACATCCGAGGTGGTGTCAAGCTCGACGCCAGACAGACCCGAAACGGTCGACCCGGCGTTGGTGTAGATCAGAACGGCGTTCAGCCCGACATCTGCGGCGGCGATTGCCCCGTCAGCCTGGATCAGGAACACAACATCGGGGTCATCGCAGACATAGACGATGCGTGCGGTCGACGCGGTGTTGTAGTTCAGGTTCAGGTTTGTCGAAATCGGCGCAAAGCCGACGATGACACCAGTGATCGGGTTGCCGTCGCCAGCCGTCGCCTTGTTGATCTCGGGCAGCGTCCCGATGCCGAACTTGCCAGCGCCGGGGGCGGAAACTTCCGCCGTGTTGCTGGTGCCGGTCTTGACAACAGGATCGCCGATGAACAGGGCGGTCGCGTAGGTGGACGGGACATAGTAGCTGTTGAACGCGCCGTTGTAGGGCGCGCCGTTGCGATGGCGAATGGGCCGAAGCCCGAACGCGCTATCAAGGTTAGCCATTTTCTGGCCTCCATGTGACCCTAGATGGAGATGCCCCCATCAGGGATGTAATCGGAAATCGAAGCGCCATCGCGGTCTCTGCCGCGCCTCAGCATCTTCAGTTGCTCGTCGAGCGCCTCAGCCTTGATCCGCTTGTCGGCCTCGTAGTATGCTTTGGGCTTGCGGCAGAGGTACGCCTTCATCGGCACGTTGTTCGCACCGGCCCCCACCACCTTGGAAATTGCCTGCCCCAGATCGTCGGAATCCTCTTTCACGATTCCGCCACTCTGAGACACGATATCCCAGTCATCCTCTTTCGTCTTCTGGAAGATCCGCGCCGGTTCGTCGTTGATCCAATGGAACTCGTACTTTGCCAGATCCTCATCCGAGATGGACACGCCCAGGCGGGTGCCATGCACGGTTGTGCGCTTCTTGCGGCGACGTTCGCCCATCTCCACGCGGTCGATTTCTTCGCGGGGCGGGCGGCCACGGCGGGGTGCATCATCCATTGTTGTAATCCTCGAAATACTGTTTCCGGTCGGCCTCGGTGTCCTTGAACACCCCATCAGCAACGAACCGGCTGAACTGTGCGCGGGCGCTGGACGGCAGACCGTCAAACCCCGATTTGGCCTTGAAGATGCCGCCGCCACCGCCTTCAACGGGCGATGCAGCCACCTTCTTCGGCGCGGCTTCCTGCGGGAATATGTGCGGGAAGTATTTGCGCACTTCACGCTCCGCATAGGCTGCCTGTTCCGCGATTGTCGCCTTTCCAGACAGCAACCCCTGTTTGAGGGCCACGCTTGTCAGCAAGTGCCCTTGCTCCCGTAGAAACGGGTCTTTCAGCCATGGGTGCGCGTCATAGAGCGGCACAACGGGGTCAGATTCGGGCGGGGATTCCATCTCTGGAACTTCAGGTGCGCGCATCCCGTCAATCCGGTCAGTCGCGCGCTTGAACTCGTCAACGTCGCCCACCTCGACCGCAGATAGCTGCTGCGCCTTGAGGGTGGCGATTTCCGCCTCGTACCGGGCCTTTTCAGCCTCCTGGAACCGCTTGACCTGCGCGGAGATTGCCGCTTCGGACCGGCGGGCGATTTCCTCGGTCTGGGTCAGGCGCTCGCGCAGTTTCTGGAATGGGCTGAATTTCTCGGCGCGCTCCATGAATCGGCGCGGATCGTCGATGAACCCAGCGGGGACTTTGCCTTCCCACTCATCGACCGACTTCCAGCCAAAGGCACGCGCCTCGGCTTCAACCTCATCGTCCCATTCCTTGGACGGTTGTTCTTCCGGGGCTTCTTCCGGCGTCAGGTCTTCGTCATCAAGCGGCTGCATTGATCACCCCCGCGATGGACTCGTCCTGCAATAGCCAATATTCCTCTCCGTCGACGCCGGTAATTGCCGTGGCGCTGTACCGCGAGAAAAACACATGGTCGCCCACCTTGGGCTTGGCACTCTCGTCCGACCACTTCGCATAGCTGAATGCGTGTTCGGACATGGCATCAATGACGCCATCTGTTCGGGCGTACGAGTTCTTTTCGACAACCTGCTCAGGCATGATCAGGCCGCCTTTGGTCTTGGTCTCAACCGCTATGGGCTTGACCAGCACCTTGTAGTGCATCGGTTGAATTCCGCTTGTACTCTTTAGGCGAATTCCGCTTGTACTCATCGACTTTCCTCATTGCTTCTTTCAGGTCGGCTTCGTCTGTCTCGAAAAAATCCTCGGTGAACTGCTCAATCATCCTGAGCGTCATTCGGTCGTTCTCTGTCACTGTGCGGCCCGCCCACCACGCCTCTTTCAGCGCGTGCTGTCGGACCTCTGCCATCTGGCTAAGCGCCGACTTGAGCGCCTGCGTCACCGGATGGTCGCGCCACTCCGCTATTTGTTCCTGCGAGGGCACGGGTAATCTCATCTTTTCGCTCCATCATCATCATTTTGACCGCCTGCAATTCAATCTGCCGGTCGGCGTTGTTGATCCCCGCCATGGTTTCGGCGGTCTTGGCGGCAAGGTCGTCGATCTTGGCGATGGTAAGGTCAATCTCTGCCATCTGCTGCGCCAGCCCGGTTTTCAGGCCGATGAGTTGCAGCCCCTTCATCATCTGCGCTTCTTCTGCCGCCGCCGGGTCCATCTTCGGAATGAGTTTCTCCACATCCGCGATCCCCGCAGCCTGCAAGATCCGGTCGGTCGCTTCTGCCGGGTCGACAAGGCCCTTCTCGGCCATGTCCAGCAGGATTTGCGCCTTGGCCATCGCCTGCATTTTCGTGACACTGCCGGGGTCCGCAACGGGCTGCACGTCCATATCCGCCGCGCCGAAGTCGGCCGCAGGGTCGAACGGCTGTTCCTCATCCAAGAATGCGTTGTATCTCTCGGGCGAAACCGTCTCGGAATTAATCTCGGCGATCAGCGCGAATTCCTGCTTCAGCCCGCGAAACAGCCGTTTGTAGGACGCGGAGAACACCTTGAGCCCCTGCTCGATCAGCGCCATAGTCGCCGTCGCGGTCATTGCCCGTTCGGTCTCGCCGGTCATAATGTCCTTGGTCGAACTGATTTCCTTACCGGCCTCGGTCAGCATTCCCAGCATCGCGAACAGCGTCTGGTCGGGGCCGGGGAACGTCATCGGGACAACGCCGCTGCGAATATCGCCGCCGTTCGTCGGAACCTGCCGCCACTCGCCGGGGCGCATGTTTTTCGCCCCGCCCTTGAGACGGAACTCAGAGCCGATGAACCCGCCACCCAGGCTGGCGTAATGCCCCGCGTCGATCAGCATGTTAAACGACGAATTGACCGCCTCGCTGATATCGCCCAACAGGATGCCAAGGCCGGTCCCCCAGAATGAGCCGTCCATGCCTGGCATGAGTTGGTAATGCACGAAATACTGGCGCCGCCGGATCTTCTTGATCTCGGTCGGCACGTCCTGCATCTCTGGCCCCATCGGGCCGTTGACCATCTGTTGCCCCATCTCGAACGACACATCGTCCATTCGGAAATCTGGAACCATGCGCACGACTTTCTCGGTCGCGACATAGACCGTCACCACGTAGGGCTCGGGGTAGCCGTCGCCGTCCAGATCAATGCGCGCGTGCTGTTCGATATACTGGCGCGACTTCTGCTTGTCGTCCGGCGCGTCGTCGTAGTCGATTTCGGCGAAGCGGTCGCTTTCCTCGCGCTCCTTGACCTCGTACGGGTAAAGTTCAAGTTCCTCGGTGCAACGAGGAACGTCAGACAATGCCTGGCAGTTGGCGTTGACGATGAACTTGCCCGGCGCCACCAGCCGCGACCTTGCGCGCTCGCCGTCGAACCAGACCTTGCGGAACATGTCGCCAACAATCGGCACCTGCACCAGCAACTTGTCGGTGTCGGATTCCCATTCCAGCATCTCGGTTGCGAGTTGCCACGACATATAGGATGCGACGCGCTCGCCCCGTGCTGCCTTGGCCCCGCTGTTGTCCTTGCCCCACACGCGCACGGAAACAATGTCGCCAGACGGCACGATGGCCGGATAGGCGCGGGCGTTGAACTGCAGCGCCGCTGACGCCACCAGCGGATATTTGATGTTGCTGGCGTTGACGAATGGATAATCCTTGGACGACTTCACCAACTTGGCCAGATCAATCGCCTTCTGCATTTTCTCCAGCCACTCGGACATGGACGACTTGTCTAGCCGGTACATCGCGACAACATCGCGGCCAATCTCGGTCAGTTTTTCCGGCGTCAGCGCGTCGGCAAGGTTCCCCGCATCAAGGATCTGCTGCAGCTTTTCAGCGGGGGCCGGGGCTTCTTCGGCCTCAGGCTGCATATCGTCTGCCTGCATGTCAGGACTGTTCATGCGGCGCCGCTTTCACCTGGTGAAAACTCAGCGTGTGCGGCTCGTCCGGGCTCTGACGCAAAACCTCCTCATAAAGGCCATTTTCCATTTGGCGGTAGACAAATCTCGACTCCGAGGGGTTTAGCCGCAGCGCCTTAATGTCGTTGATCATGGAATCGTCCTTCAATAGCCCGTGTCCTCGTTCCTGCCGCCGCGTGGCGTGTCGTCTTCGTCGTCTTCGTAGGGGCTTGGCGCTTTGTAGCCGCAGGCGAAGGTCATGAACCCGTCCGCGCCGTGGCTGTTCTTGTCGTGGCGTGGCGTGTCGCGCCAAACCTCGCGATCCTCGTCCCATTCTTTCCGGTAATGCCGCAGTCTCTTGATGCCGTCTGCACAGCCGATCTCGTCAAAGTCGCAGGAGGCGAACACCTGCCGGGCCGCGTCGATCGCATCCATCTTGTTGGCCGTGCGGCTGACGATGCGCGGCTTCAACCCGTGCGCCGCTGCCTCGCCAAGACGACCATTCTCAAGGAAAAGATCCTGGCGTTTCCCGTCGTGCGGCCAATAGTGCGCGTCGAACTCCGCGTTGCGCTCGCGCGCCCATTCCCGCAGCCAGCGGGCGTAATGGCTGATGTGCTCGCCGCTGTTCTCGTAATATCCTATCATCCGGTTGCGCGGGCCGATGCGCTGATGCAGCCAGATCGTGTTCAGGTCGTTCCGGCCAAGATCCCAGTACGTGTTGACCGGGTATTTCGGATCATACGGGAATCGCCCGATGGCGCCCGTCTTGTCTGCGTGGGCCAGCTGCGCCGCGAAATAGGCGCCCTCAATGGCCTGCTCAAACGCTTCTTCGGCAGACGACGGGTTTTCCCGCTTCATGTCGCCGCCAAGAAGCCGTTCCTGCTTGATCCACCACGCCATTTGCTCGCGCGTGATGTTGGCGCCTAGCTCGTGGTTCAGTTTGGCGAAATACAGGTCGTGCTCAGGCAGGAATTTCACTGATGCCGGATCGGCAACGTAATTCTTGTCGCCCCACCACGGGTAAAAGTGCATCTTGAACGGCCCGTCTTGCCGCAGCGCCTTCTCCGCGTACTCGTAGAAATAGCCTTCCTGCCCCTCGGCAGTGCTTTCGATCGTGATCGGGTTGTCGCCGGTCGCCGGGAACGAACCCGTTACGACTTCGCGGGCCTTTTTCGGATACTGCGAACAGATCTTGCCGAATTCCGATACGTGCAACCGTTGCAGTGTGCCGGATCGTGCCGACGTGGCTACCCGGACGCTGGACCCGTGGTCGAAGGAGAGAAGCCCAGCGCGGTCGTTTTTCGCCGGGCGACGCTGGCGCAGGCTTTCCGGCAGGTTTTCGTAAGGGAACCGCACCTTGCTTTCGAAGATCTGGTTGGCGTCGGTCAGCGTGTGGGCGATGATGCCGACGTTGTGGTGGTTGAAGAACAGCGCCTCATCCAGCCCGATCAGACACATGAGCGTCGTAAACCCAAGCTGGCGCGCCTTCAGGATGATGTCCGCGCGCGTCGCGTTCTGGATGTAATCCAGTTGCGAAACGTTCGGTTCGAATTTTACCTTACGCCCGTCTTTGTCCGTGATGTAGTAGAGGTTCGACAGGCGCCACATCGGGTCAAGGAACTGATCCCGAACCGCTGCATCAAGAGCCAATGCGCTTGCTGCCCGCCGCGACGTGCGCCAGTAGTTCGGCGAATTGGTCGGTCACGCCGTGGTTGTTGTCGACGTCGCTCTTGTCGCGCTGCCCGAGGTGTTGCTTGCCCATCCAAATCAGCATGGTTGCATTGCCGTCGAGGGCCAGTTTCATCTGAGCGCGGCGCAGGCTTGTCTTGCCATCTGACGAGTGCGCTTTAATAAACTCGGGAAAACTGGAGAACCCAGCCTCCTTTACCGCGCGCTCGATCGTGTCAATGGACACCCGGAGAACAGCGGCGCATTCAACCTCGGTGCATTGGATTTTGGCAAGCTCTTCAAGGAGCGCCATGTCTATCTCAATGCGAGGACGCCCGCCAGCAGGGTCTCCGATCCCCATGTCAGTACAGCGCCAGAATGGTGGTTGCCGTGGTGTTTGTCGCCATCACCTTGGTAACCTGGATCGGGATGAGCACGCCAGCAGGAACCCCCGCGAACGTCACGACGGTTCCGCGCTTGGTGGTAACCGCGAGGTTCCCGGCGCCGCCGACCCACAGGCCACGCGTGGCGGGGATGGTGGTGGAATCCGATGTGGTTACGGCTACGGCATCGACTGCCGGATCGGTCATTAGCGCCATTGTGATTTATCCTGATATGGTCAGCCCGCGCAGATTACCGGCAGGTGGAGGTTAGGGGGCACCGGCTTGGCTTTCGCATCTGCGCATTTAGTTGGCGGCTGTCGTCAAACGTAAAAAAGGGCACTCAATTCTATGTGCAGGTCAGTAATCACAAGGTATTTCTGATCGTCGGAACTAGCTCTGCCGGTACAGAGTATGT